TTTAATTCCCTGTGCTAATCCACCCATAAAGTCAGGCATCCATGTCTCATAATCTGTAAGCGGACCTTCATCAGGCACTGAGAAGTGAAGAAATGATTTTATATTTCCTGCAACATTCTTTACTGCATCAGTAACCTTTCCCATAGCTCCTGTAATGCCATTCGCTATACCTTGAATCATATCAATACCCCATTGTACTGCCTGAGAAGGTAAAGATTTGATAAAGTCAATTGCTGCTGTAAAACCATTGACTATAGCATCTTTAATGCTTCCAACTGTGCTTGTAATACCATTTAATATATTATTAAATGTATCAGATATAAAGGCAGCTATAGCAGCAAGAACACCTGATAAAAAACTTGTAATACCATTCCAAATACTTTCCCATATAGTGACTATAAGACCTAATACAGTAACAATTACAGTGTATAAAGCACCAGATGCTGCATGAACTATACCAATTATCATATCCCACAATCCGGAAAAAATTTCTTTTATAGCTTGCCATGCTCCACTCCAATTGCCCTGAAATACTGATGTAAGGAAGTTTAGAATACCATTCAATACTTGCATAAAACCGTCTATAACAATTTTTAGCCCATCAAATATTATTTTGAACCCGGTTAATACCGCACCTCCCCAGTTGTCCCAGAATGATTTTATAAGCCCAAATACTATCTCTATAATTGTGAGTATAATATTTATAGATGTATTTACTATCACAAATAGCCTATCAAACACCATTGATAAGAAGTTTAATATCTTTTGCCATGTGCTTAATATAGTATTTGACGAACTTTCCTGCGAATCAGCAATATCATCACTGCTATCACCAAATATCGTGCTTATGAGCTGTGATATAAAAGTAAATATACCACCCAAGTAATCCATAACAAGATTCCAGTATCGTTCAAAAGTGGCGTATATCTCTTCACCATGCTTTTCAAAGAAACCTTTGACAGTATCTACAAACATTCCAACTGCTTCTTTTATGGTATCGAATATATTAAATAAAAACTCTTTTACCTTTTCAAAAGCATTGATTATATTCTGCCTTGCTTCATCTACATCTATACCTGCATTCTTAAAGATTTCTCCTATGACGGAATCATTTCCAAGCATAAACTGAATAAAGTCCTCCACTATAAGTGCAAGAACTACTATAACAGCAATTACACCTAAGACTTGTAGACTTGACGCACCAAAGAACTTTCCAAGTCCTTGTATAAGTGTAAGAAAAGACTTTGCTCCTTTAATTATCTTGCCCCAATTCATAGCAATAAAAAAAGCACTTGCAACTATTGATAATAGTTTAAGTGCGTTTTCCATACCGCCAAATCTATTTACTATACTACCTACAACTCCTATGACTCTATCAATCCCACCCTTCATAGAGGATGTAAATCTATCCATAGCCGGCTGTAGTATTTTTACAGTACTATGTATTTTATCAAACGTTTTTAGAATACGATTGTTTCCTTCTGCATCAAGCAATATAGCTTTTGCAAATTTTGTTGCAGCCTTTACACCTTTAGTAACCCACTGAACAAATACTGCCATTACAGGAAGTAGCTGACCACCAATAAACTCTTTAAACTCCTCTTGTGATGATTTTAAAGACCTAATGGATGACTCATAAGAACCCATACTTCTTACACAGTCACCTACTGCATCCGGTGACTGTCTTAAGATAGCATTATAATTGACCTGCATCTTTTCAAGCTGTGATAACTTATCATAGCTGCCTTTCATTCCCAAGGCTCTCATGGTCTCTGCTCTTGTTGTATCATTCAATACTGCACCTAATGTCTTAGCAGCTTCACTTTCTCCCATTACAGCCTTTGTCATTGCATTTACAGCCACATCTTCATCCTGATTTGAGAAGGAAGCTATATCCAAAGCTAAAGAAGTCATCTCTTTAGATAGGTTTGCTCCTTCTTCTCTAGTCATTCCAAAGCCAACAAGAAGGTTCTGCTGATCTGCTAAATAAGATTTAATTGAATTTTTATTTCTACCAACTGAATCAGCAAATTGAGTTGCCCAACTGTCCATTTCGGTAGACATATCTCCGAATACAACATTGAACTTGTTTTCCATCTCTTCAACATTAGATGCAGCTTCAACACAATCAGATACAAAAGAACCTAACGATTTGACTGAAAAAGCAATAGCTATAGTTCCTAAGAATTTTGTGGCCATATCCTTAAGTGATTTAATACTGCTTTCTGCCTGTTGTTGTGATGCAGTATCTACATCAAAGCCAAATGCTACTGATATATCTCTAATTGTCATTATTTAAACCCTCCTTTCCATCTCTTCTGCCATTCCTCTTTCAATATCTAACTGCATTGAATAAAGCGAATATAGCTTCAACATTTCGTCGAGGGTATAAACTTCTTTGAGTTCTGTCATGGATGCTATACCTGCTCTAATTAATATATAACATCTAAGCTCCAGCTCACCAAACTGTGAGTAATCAAATTTGCCGAACTTTACAATTTCTTCCTCGGAATTTTTATAGCCACCGGTTCGGCTTTCCCAGATAGGGTGGCTAATTTCCCGAAAAAACCATTAAAGTTCATTTTTATCACATGAACACATAACACAAACATATCCTGAACATTTCCACAGAATACCTCATCTGCCAAATCTTTATTTAGCTTTTCCTGATACGTTTTTCCATCATCATCTTCATATTCAATTACAATATGATCTCCAAGCAACAACTTACTCATAAGAGATTCCAGCTTATCACCATTAATTAAAGTTGAACCTGATAATGCCTCTGCCGCTTTATTTACATCTACATCCATTAAATTTCCATTACCAACCAACGGTGCGATAACACCAATTAAAGGGGACAAAACAGATGCTAAGTCCCCTGTAATATTGGCTGCTTTAAATGCCGGAAATGGCTTAATATAAAATATATTATCACCTATATTTACCTTTTGTGCCTCCATTTGCTTTAAAGCCATACATCAATCTCCTTACTTAAATTCACCTTCACCAACAACTATTTCCCATTCTCTATTGCTTTGTGCTTTTCCTCTTGCCCATGTAGCCGGCTTTGTTACCCATGCTACGGCACCAATAAATCTTTCTTCACCTATAATATCATTGATAGAAACAGCAAATGTTCCGTTTCCATTCAGCTGGTCCTTATCATACATATCCTGTAAGAAATCATTTGTAGATGATGACTGCAACAATGCAATTTTTACCTTGTACATTCTGGAAGGGTCTATACTTCTTGCAACCTCTCCATCTGCACCAACAACATATGATGTGCCATCACCATTAGACTCAATGCTAATGAAACTATCATCAGCAAATCCACTTACTATATGTCTACCAAGGGCACATGTTACCTTACGTGGATTATATGTGGTTATTTTAGCCATAGTATTCTCCTTTCAATTAGAATGTTACATATCCCTCTATCTCAACTGCATGTATTGCTCCTGCAACCCTAGCAGACCATGTGCAATTGAGTAGCTTTCTTGATTTCCTAACCTCTTCTGTTATTTCAGATGATCTTGGAACATTAACATGATAAGCAGGAATAGCATTTCCATCAGCATCAAACTCTGTGAGTGAAATACCACCAATATCCTGTGCCTTTTTCAATGTCTCTTCTATTTTGCACAAAACTAAATTGATACCATTATCATTAAATGGAATCTTCTTGTTATCTTTAAACAGCTTAAATACATTGACCTGCATTTCATTCTTCAGCCAATCTATAAACCTGATTACATCAATCCATTCTCCGCCTAATGTAGCACCGCCAATATTAAAATTAGCTCCTGCATATCTCAATATCATCCCTATATTTTTGCCTTCTAAGCTCTTTTTCTGCTCATGAGTTAATATAGACGGATAAACTCTATTTAATACCTTTAGATGCCAGGTTTCAGTTCCGGGATTATATGAAAAACACTTTGCCATCAATGCCAGTGCAACATATACGTTTTCTTTCGGTTGACTATTGGCATCAAAACCGTCTGCAAGACCCGAGTATATAGCAAATGTCCTATAATAATTAGTCTTTGTAATTGGAATAGCATCTATACTGTCATACTCAAAACCAAACAGCTTATGATTTGATTCTGCCCATTCTGCCGCTTTGTCTATGTCAGCTTTCTCCTTAAACCCTGTAATATGGAAGCCATAAAAGCCAACTTGTGCATTAGCCCTGTCTAAAGTTACATTTAAATCCTCTGATGTTGAACCTTCCTTCTTTCTAAGGCATACATATATGCCACTCGGTGATGGATTCTGTCCAAAACAAACAGTAGCAGCAATATAAGCAGGATCTGTTGTCTTGTACCCATAATCTACAAGTTCATCTGCTCTTGATATCTCAATTACCGCCTCTGACATTTGCTTCCTGGATGCAATACTTGATTTATCTACAACAATCAGTATCTTATCAAATGAAACATCACTTGATACAGGATTTGAAATCTCTATATTGCACTTGATAATGTCATCTAATAGATTGTTCTTCATTCTTAATTACCTCCTTCATAATTCTTCTCTTTAATATCTGCTTCCTCTATAATGTCTGTTATAGTATTTGACATTTCAACCGTTCCTCCTCCTGATGCATTTGGTAGCGTTCTTCCTCCAACACCATATGGACCATTTGCATTTTGTATAAATGATACTGTAGCCTCTGCCATAGCCCTATACCTATACTTGCTATCATTTTGTAATGCAGTTAAATCTCTTATAGGTGGCTCTAATGTTATGTCCAATCCATATTCTGCTAACCTATCTACTATCACATCAGACTCTATAAAACTAAAGTAATCAAACAAATCACTTGTAGCTGTATTTATATAATTTCCTGTGACACGTTCAGCTACAGTTATTGCCTTACCCTTTGTATATAGATTTACTTCAAGTGTGGTACTACAGCTGTAAGCTCGCTCATCTCCATTTACTAGTGGAAATAATGTCTTTCTTATTCCCCCTAATTTTAGGGTTATATATGGAGTCTCCGGCTTTGTATTAATCTGTTCTGCCCATATCACTGTAGCACCACAAAAAAATTCGGCTGTAATGTCATATATCATTGACTTAACATCTTCCAAGGTCATACATTATCCCTCCACAATAGGTTCTTCCTCATCCAAGCATTGAACAAATGTAGCTGTATAGTGCCTAAGTGGTGTATTTTCGCTGAGCCTACTTGTTTGGCACTCAAACCATTTGCCTTGAAAAAATACTCTGTCAGCTTTTTGCTGTTTGCTTTGATCTTCAGCTAAAATTTCTAAGTCACAGAATACTTTAAGTCTCTGTATCGAATCTCTTCCATCAGGTGTTGTATCTACCTTGTTCTCTAACGTCTGTATGTCCATTAGCAGCGTTAAATCGTTGTAAGGTATAGAATAATACCCCTTATCAAATCTAGGCTTTAAATAGCGTCTCAGCGTGTATTTCTTCTTTAGAAAATTTATCAGTCACCACTCCCCTTCTCTTTGATTACGTAATTAACAGATTGTCGCATCCTACCTGTGTCAATAAGCGGCTTTGATGAACCTTTTTTATTGATAGTTGCTTGAGCATTAGCTTCAAAGTTACCATTAGTAATTTTCTCTTGTATCAAGTCTTTTTGAAAAATACCAATCTCTTTTAACACCTGTTCAGCTGATGCACCGCCAACTATATCTGCTTTCTTACTCTTCAAGAAATTCTTTATCTTATCATCATTTTCATCTACACTCATACGTAAAAAGGGACGAGCCGGTGCGTGCTCTGTCCCTAATTCATTCCACATGGCAACATCACATATGTCTGTCCCATCATCTTCTGTAGCTCCACCTTGTTGAAAACCAACACGGACTTGTAAAGAACCTAATTCTTTAAGCATTCTTTCAAATCTTCTTCCATCAGCTGTAACTGTATCTCTTACATTAGCACTCATATAGCTTCTCCTGCTGATACAATAGGAATAATTGCATTTCTCCTTAGTGTTAAGAACTCCAATCCATATACAGTCAATGCATACTCTGCATCAACCTGTAAATTTGTTTGTTGTCCTGTTGTATAACTGATAGAGGTTTCTCCTTCTGAATAAGACCCTACCCTTAATGAATCTGCAATACTACCTGTTCCTGTGTCTCCATATCCATTCATTTTCAATTTATGTGCTGTCAGATATGCCAGCGCCTTTTGATATGATGCTCCAAACCTTTTTTCACTTATCTGATCCGCATACAACTTTATAAAAGATTTAATACCATATTGTGTAACCTTTCCTTCGTTATTAACTACATCCTCATCAGGGAGATTGCCAAACTCGGTAGCAACCATCCTGAATATTTCCAAGGCATTCATATGAACTCCTTTTTAAGTCTACTTGCTTAAAACCGCCTTTACTTTCTTGCGAACATCAGCTAAATCTTTACAGTCTGCCGGATTAATTCCAAGCTCTTTAGCCAGTGCAGCAACATCTTCATCTGATGCATCCTTTAAGCTATCTACCTTAGTCTTTCTTTCTTCGTCTGTAATGAATCCATCTGTATCACTGTTTGAAATAATAGGCTCTGTAGATGTGGGCTTACCGGTTATGTTTATAAGCCCGATTTCTTTATATATCTCAAGAATTGGACTTCTCTCAAATGCTACAGGAATCTCTTTTGATTCATCAGGCAGTATAGTAACATCACCAACTCCTATAATCTTTTCAGAAATATTCTTAACTTTTATCGCCATTCTCTTTCTCCCTCTAAACCTATACTCCTGCTGCTATAAGTGCTGACAGTGGATAATAAATAATCATACCTGCAACTCTTTCCTCACAAGGTACAATCACCTCAAGATTTCTATTCTGCAATGGATACTGGTAGTACGCCATTGGAATTTCAAGTGACATCTTTTCCTCCGAATTTGTAAACATGAACATTACACCCTTCTTGTATGGGTTAGTTTCCTCTGAATCTGCCTCTAATTCCGGAGCTGCAATTATATCCTTAAGATATGGTGCATTCTCCTTTAAGAATCTAAGTACAGTGTATCCGGTATTAGGAATCTGACGTGTAGATATATCAATAAATACGCTATGAGGCAACATGAGAGTATCGGCTCTCTCTACTCCCTTTGTGAGCTTAGACTGATAAGCAAACATTCCGTTGATATCATCCAAAATCTGTGAAGCTGACTTATGCTTAAAATCAGTATACCTTGTTCCACCTACATCAACCTCACTAAGGGTAAATAGAGGAATGTTATTTCCGGTAGACAACACTCCCATAATGTTATGATCCTTGTCACCTGCAAATGCAATAACATTTGTTTTTCTGTCAGTAGCATATCTTGCCGCCTCTGCTCTACGTGTATCAAGTGACTTGCCTGCCATACGGCTTGCTCTCATATCCTGTACAGAATATCCGTATGATGTACCTATAGACTTAACATTTACTGTTGATGGTCTGCCCTTAACATCTGCCCTTGGTAAGTCAGTAGCATAATTACTTATAATAGATGCCATACCTGTTTTTTCATAAGAATAATAGGTAGTTGTTTCTGCACCCTCCGGAACCTCGTGCGTAACAGGAAAGTTATTTAATGCAGAAAACTCCGGATACAACTTGTCATATGACTTTGACTTGATGTAATCCAACTCTCTTGCAAAGAATACAGATGCATCCTCTGCACTATCAAATCTGCACAATCTATCTTCCTTAAGTGTAGGCATTAGATTTGATGCCTTTAAAGCATTGTAGTCTGCCTTATCATACCCACTTGATGGCATATCAGGATTATAATTTCTACTCATTACTTTACCTCCTACAAATTAAAGTAAGATAACGGCAATGCCATTATCTTTATCTGCAACATTTCCAAACTTTGCACCAATATCAACTGTGTTACTTGAATCAGTGGTAAATGCTCCTACATCATCTCCGGTAACTACAACATATGCAGTCTTTCCATACACCGGAGTTACACCTGTAGCAAGTCTTCCCCAGATGTTACCCCTTTTCATTACTCCAAGCGAAGCACCCTTCTTCACAATAACTTTCCCATTAATGTCATGCTCTGTAGTTGGTATAGCCACAGTTACACCTTCAATCTTATCTGCTGTAATACCTGTAGATGGAAGTTTAACACCTGTGCCAACATTCGCACCTACTGCTACTGCAAGTCCATACTTCATCTTACTGTCTTCTTCCTCATTAGTCCTTGTAACAACCTCATCAAATACAAGGTCAAATTTACCTCCAGGAACTCCCTTAGGAGTACTGTAATTATAATTAAGTTGAGCTGCCATTATTCATTACCTCCTTCTCTTGCAATCATCTTCTTTCTTGCTAACATAGCCATGCTTTCACCGGAATCCAATCGGTTCTTTTGTACCTGTGCTGTCATTTGCTGTCTCTGATATGCAACATCCTTTTTCTTCTTTACTTCGCCTACTGCCAAGTCATACATTGCATCAATATAAGCATTTGACTTGCCATCTAACCTCATATTTGGTAACACTTTAGCTATAATAGTCTTCTTTGCCTGCTCAATGCTCATATTTTCAAGACCATCCATATTAAGCTTATCACCTACACGGCAAATACTAAGCCTCTGCCTGATAATCTTATCCGCTGAATCTGCATTAAGTGATTTAGAATCATCACCTGAACCGTCATTATTTTCTCCCTCTGTATTGTCTTCAATTGAACTGGGAGTCGCTCCTTTTTCACTAAGAAGCTTTTCAATAGCTGCTAAAAGCATATCTATATCCGCATCCTGCTGGTTTATAACAGTCTTTGCAGCTTCGACATCTTTAGGACCGTCCGAATCATCTCTTCCTGCCTTATGCTCTTTTACTGTATTAACAATATCTTCAGGTGTTGCACCT